TGTAAAACCATATCTCCAAGAAAAATAGCTACATGATTTAAAGTTGGGTGCATTATAGACATTAATAATACATCTCCCTTCTCTAACTTCTCATCACTTCTAAGTTCTCTAAATCCTGTCCTCCACGCATAGCTTTCAAACAAAGGATCATCTAAGAACTCCTGTGGAGTCATATTCCTTTCGTAATCTTTCAATTCAATATTCCTTTCCTGCTTATACCAATCTCTAACTAGTGACCAACAATCAGTAACACCCCATACCCACGGACGACCCAATAAATCTGGAACGTAACCTTCGGGAATACATTCTCCCCACTCTTCTGTTTTAGGGTTAACAATATGCCATGGAAGTTTACTATGCTCACAACTAATACGATCAGCCTGACTAGGTATAGGAGGTGTGATTGGGTGGCTATGAACTACCGCTATAATCTCACCTGTCTTATCTGCGTTTACATAATCTTCTGGATTTAAAATAAAGTGCTGATGATCTGTAATAGCTAAATTTTCACAAGGAAAATATCTTTGTTTACCTCTGACATTAAGAAGTAAACCAACAGATTCTTTTGGATCTTGGTCTTTCGCATGAACCAACGCATCATCTCGCCAAGTCATTGATTAAACTCTGCTGTGGGATCTGGTGTGCCTAACGGATTAGTATTACCTGGAAAGTTGACAGCATCTAAAAATCTAGCCATTGTTCTTATTCTTGTAAAAGTAGCACCAGTAAGATCATTACCTGCTGTTATCTGATTAACACTGACCAAGATTGATGAAATTAATCCTGTTGCATTACTTATAGTTACCTTTGGTCTTGGTAGCTGACCACGTTGATATGCGAAACCTGTAGCTTCAATAGGAAATCTAAGATATGAATTACTTGCAAAGATTATCTCACCATTAGCATCTAAGTTTGATCCTGAATGAAATCTATAAATAGTATTTGCACCATGTAACGCTGTGTCTAGCTGTAATACGAAAAGTTCAATTATTGCTGAAGGATTTATCTTCTGAACTTCACTGAAAACAGGACCAGTACTCATGGTTCAAACACCTCTCTGAACGTAGCCTGTATCGTAGCTCTGTTTAAATATGGTATTGATTTACTCCATGCTTCACAGACAAACTGAGAAGAACTTGCTTCTCCAGGTGGTGTAAAAGTAAAGCTGGCACTATCATTTGCTCTTGCATCAAGAAAAGTTTCTATTGTATCTGCATCTGATTCCGAGACTTCAAAAGTAAAATTAAATATTTTTGGATTTTGATGTTCTGCTAATCCAAATAAAATTCTGTGTTCATACCCATCAGCAAAACGCACTATCCTAGTTTTTGGTGCGGATCTTTTTTGTTGTCCGTATCTTGGGTTAATCGAAGGAAAAGTAGCCATTATGCAAGTAAACCTCCAGGTCTTTTTTGTTGTACTATCTCAGATTGTACTGCTGCTGATATAGCGAGTCCAAGTTCCCTACCCCTTTGTTCATCTCCTTCAATAGAAGATCCAGAAGCATCTACATTTACAACTACATTTGTTGAACTACCTAGCTCATTATTGGGAGTAACTCTGCCCGTAACTCCTGGTGTAAATAATTCTGGTCCACGCTCTCCGACAATATAAGATTTATTAGGTTTAGTGACACCCCCATCAGCAAAGAACCCTCCTATACCTGGAATTGCTCTAAGTAGAGAAGTCGCTCCAAAATCTATTAGTTGCCTTCTAATAGACCCAAATACACTGTTTGCAACCTCACCTAAACTCATTGTTCCCATTATGGCCCCATCTATGGCGTCTACCAGACCTGATTGAATTGTATCTGCTATTCCCTGATAAAGAGTATTAACTCTTTGAAGCTCTTCCTGCAAACGTAAAGCGTTCGCAAATTGTTTTCTTTCTTCTTGGTCTATCTCTTTATCAAACTCAAGAGCTTTTCGATCAAACTCTCTAAGTTTCTGTTCTATTTCTGCTTTTCTACTGCCCATAGTTAATGATTCATTAAGGAATTGATTCTGCTTTTCTACCGACCCTGTTATCTCATCGTATTGCCTTATTCTTAGATCATTTAATTCCTTATCTTTACCTTCTTTAGCTAGTACCTCCTCTCTCTCCGCTATTTGCCTATCTAAAGCACCTAACTCTCTTGATTTTCTTTTATTTGCTTGAGCACCTCGTACACTAGTTTCCTTTAATACAGCCCTTTCCGCTTTTAGAGCTAATAACTGTGTATCAGTTTCCGATCCACCTAATTTAGCTAATCTTTTACTTTCATTTTCAGATGCTCCAGTGACATTTGCAAAAAATTTAAAGAAAGGAGCCAAAGCTGCTTGCATTTTGGTCATCGCTAACTTAAACTGATTGCCCATAAGCCTACTTGCTTCAGCAAATTCAGTTAGATTCTTTACTCCTCTTTCTCCGATAGCCTTATTCATTTTTTCTGTGGCTAAAGCTAAAGCAACCTGCTTACCCTCTTGTTTTGCAATAAGTTCAATTTCTTTTTCTCTCACTGATCCAGCAAGACCTAAAGAAGTTGTAAGCATTTTTATATTTGGGTTTAAAGAATCAAACGCTTTCCCTAATTCACTTACACTATTAAATGCTGTTGTCAATTGAGTTAAAAGAGCAGTTGCTACAAGACCTCCAGCAAACCCACCAGTTTGACCGCCTAGCTTACCTCCAATCAATCCACCACCAAATCCAGCTAATGCCCCAACTGGTCCTTGTCCAAATAACAGAGGAAATGCACCACTTATTAAAGCCCCCGATAAAACACCACTTCCTCCTGCTGCTTTACCTGGAACTGTGCTTTTTCCTGGAAGTAAACTACCTTGATTAGTTATATTTAAGGGAGAACTTGGCCCTAACGGTAAGTTTGAGTGCTTTGGTATAGGTGTTTTCTTTACTTTTAATGTATTATTCTCTAACTTATTTTGTTTTGCTTTCTCTTTTGTTATTTGTTGCTCTCGCCTAAAAGTCTTGGTTGCTAAAGCTAACTTATCTCTTTCTGTTTTTAGGGCTGCTTTTCCTACACCCTTTTGACCCATCGCAATATCGTTTAACTTTTTTATTCTTCGCTCAAGATTATTTAGTTGTCGGTTAATACGTCTAACATTCAGTTGTATATTTACTTCGTAATTAGAACCAGCCACTAATTCAAATAAAACATTGCTTTTAGTTTAGCGTACCTTACGATATTGAGCTTTCTTTTGTGCATCTTCGTAGGCTTTTTTCTCTCTCTCATTCTTGAGACTGAAATATGCGTTCCAACCATAGACTTCCTCTAAAGTCATATTGTTCCTTAAATACTCGACCGTCATTCCTAGGGATTCCGCTATCAGAAATTGAAAATACAGATAATGGTCCTTACTCATCTGGGCTTTTTACGGCATCAGGGGTAGCCTCCTCTCCCAACTCCTGCATCTTAGTCATAAGCTCAAGTAGAACTCCTAATGGTATTTCTCTCCGTAAACTTGCCCTATCTCCCTCACTAAACAATTTCTGACCGTTTTCATCTTCTGCTTTATTAATAATTACTTGAAGAGCGAAATCCATGCTTGTTTCATTCTGTGCTCTATTACTCATTACTAATGTATCATTTATCGCATCTCTATCAGCAATGGTTAATGGTGTCCAGTAAACCTGTAGTATTAATTCACTCTCCTTATAAATACTGTAACTACGCCTTTTACCTATACTAAATGCTTGCTTTAGTTTGTCGATTGCTCTTTCTGCTGCCATAGAGTTAAGTTTATTATTCTTACACTATACTACTACTTTATTACTTTTAAAACCAACTTTTTTAAATGCT